GTCGCCGTCGATCCAGTGGTCGATCGCATTCCGGCTGTCCGTATTTGGCTGGAAGGTTTGCGGGATTTGATATTCCGCATGCGCTATGCCCCGGCCTCCAATTTTGCGCAACAGGCCCATGAGGTCTATCACGGCATCGGCGTGTACGGCACCGCACCCATGTACGTCAGTAAGGTTCCCGGCATGGCAGCAGGGTTGCCGAATATGCGTTACCGGTCCCTGACGCTTGCCGAGTGCTTTATTGACCAGGATTTTACCGGCCGCGTGGACCGCATGCACCGTCGATTCGAGCTGGATGCCCGGCAAGCGGCCGGCCAGTTTGGCGAGGCGAATCTGCCGGAGAAAATTCGCGCGGCACTGGCGAAAAACGACACCAAGAAATTCGAGTTTGTGCACTGCACCAAGCCGAATATGGAAGTGGACAAGCGCCGCAAAGACTATCGCGGCATGGACTTTTCCAGCTACTACGTCTCAATAGATGAGAAAGCGATCGTGCAGGAGGGCGGATACCGGGTATTTCCATATGCCTGTCCGCGCCATATGACCACGGCGCGCGAGAAATACGGCCGCAGCCCGGCGATGCAGGTATTGCCCGACATCAAGATGCTCAACGAGATGGCGAAAACCATCATTCGTGCAGCGCACAAGCAAGTCGCACCTCCATTATTACTTCGTGACGATGGTGTTCTGTCGTCCTTCTCGACTCGCCCGGATGCGTTGAACTTCGGCGGCGTGGACATGCAAGGCCGTCCGCTGGTCACTGCATTGCAGACCAATGCGAACGTCGGGCTTGGCGTTGATATGATGGACCCCATCAAACGCACGATTAACGACGCTTTCCTGGTCACGCTGTTTCAAATTCTGGTCGAAACCCAGGAAATGACGGCAACCGAAGCGGCTATCCGCGCACAAGAAAAGGGCCAACTGCTTGCGCCGTCGATGGGCCGAATCCAGTCCGAGTTCTTGGGCCCGGTCACTGAAATCGAAATCGACGCACTATCCAGCTCCGGCATTTTGGAGTACATGCTTGGCCCAATGCCGCCAGAGCTGCGTGAAATCGGCGGCGAGTACGCTGTTCATTACCACGACGCGCTCACTCAAGCACAAAATGCGAACGAAGGTGTTTCGATCCTACGCACGCTGGACAATGTGGCAACGGTGGCACAAATCGATCCGAACGCTGCGGCTGAAATCGTAAAAACTTTCAATCTGCCTGCGATTGCACGCGACTTTGCCCGTATCAACGGTATGTCTCAACGCCTGTTGCGCACAACTGAGGAAGTGGCCGCGATGCTTGAAGGCGAGCAGCAACAAGCGCAAATTGAACAACTCGCGACCGTTGCACCAGAAGCCGCGCGCGCCGCCAAAGACTTTGCGCTGGCCGAGCAGATCGCCGGCCAAGCGACACGCACAGCAATACCTGGCGCCCAAATCCGGGCGGCATGATAATCAAGCTCGGGGGAGCCAATGCAGTTTCTTAGTCAAATAGAGCGCTGGATATTCAAATCACGCGCCTACAAGCGCCTATTCAACCTAGAAAGCCAAGATGCGCAGGTAGTTTTGAACGACTTGCGCAAATTCTGCGGCGCTGACCAGCCCTCGATTCGGGTGGCCAGCAATGGCGTCATTGATCCTTACGCTACGGCAGTGTCAGAAGGCCGTCGTGAAGTGTGGCTGCGAATCCAGGCGCAGCTTCAACTATCTGAAAACTCCCTGGCAAAATTGAAGGAACAAAGCGATGACTGACCAAACGACACCCCCGGAAGGGCAAGGTGGCCAAACGGCTGCCACGACAACGACTGGCGCCGCGGCGTCAACGACCACAGGCACGGATGCCCCATTTTACGAAAGCTTCACCAATCCCGAGCTGAAAACCTGGACCGGCGCCAAGGGCTTCAAGTCACCGGAGACGATGGCCGAGAGCCTGCTGAACATGGAAAAACTCATGGGCGCTCCGAAAGATCGCCTGCTGAAACTGCCTGAAAGGTCCGACGATCCCGAGTGGGCCAATGTGTTTGAAAAGCTGGGCCGACCAAAAACCGCCGCTGAGTACAACATCCCGTTGCCAGAAGGCGATCCAGGCGTGTTTGCTGGCAAGGCGAAAGAGGCCATGTTCAAGCACAACCTGACGGCCGACCAAGCCAAGGGCCTTGCCGAGTGGTGGAATGCGGAAGGCGCGGCCATGCAGGAAGCGCAAGAAAACGAGCTGGTGATGAAGTCGGACGCCGAGATGAGCCAGCTCAAGTCCGAGTGGGGCAGTCTCGCCACGGAAAAAGAAGCGATCGCCAGAGCTGCGGCAAAAGAGTTTTTCAATCTCGACGGCGATGCCATGACGGCAGTGGAACGCTCGATGGGCAGCCGTGCTTTCATGGAAGCGATGGTCAAGATCGGTGAGAAGCTGGGAGAGGCAAAGTTCGTCACCGGCGATTCCGGCGAGCAGGTCAACAGCAAGACCAAGGCATTGCAAGAAATCGAAACACTGAAAAAGGACAAAGATTTCTACGCCGCGATGACCGACAAGAAGCACCTAAAGCACGCCGAGTCAGTTGCCCGCTGGGACCAGTTGAACCAGTTGGCTTATGGCTGATAGCGACACGCAAAATAATTGTTGACAGGTTCATTTTTGTTTGCAATGCTTCATCCGCAACCAGCTTCCTCCCCTTAGCTGGCTTGCACGCCGGGCTGTCCAACGCAGCCCGGCATTTTGGGGAGATGTAGGCAAGTGGCGACACCCTTCTGACCGCCTCAAACGGGGCCGACAGTGCGCAGCGACAAGCGCAAAGAAGTTCGCCCCCGCAAGGGAAAGGCACTTCGATACGGAATAATCAATCCATTATCGAGGAATAAGCCAATGAGCATTAACTTGCCCGCCCATTATGTGCAGCAGTACGCCAACACCATCTCGTTGTTGCTGCAACAAAAAAATTCACGCTTTGAATCCGCCGTAACCACCGGCAGCTATATCGGCAAACAAGCCAGTCCTGTCGATCAAATCGGCGCGATTGACATGCTGCCAGTCACCACCCGATTCGCTCCGATGGGCCGAGTCGATGCCGCACTGGATCGCCGCTGGGTATCGCCAAGCGACTTCGAGCTGCCACAGTTGATCGACTCCTTTGACAAGCTCCGCTTGCTCAATGATCCATCGTCTGCCTACCTGCAAAACGCAATCCAGGCTGCAAACCGCAAAAAAGATGACCTGATTTACGCAGCCTTCTTCGGCACCGCGAAAACCGGCGAAGTCGGCGGCACCTCGACGGCATTCGGTGCAACGCAGTTCGTCAGCGTCAACACGGGCGGCACCGCATCCAACCTCAATGTCGCCAAGCTCCGTGCCGGCAAACGAATCCTGATGGCAAACGAAGTGGACTTCGATGAAGATCAAGTGTACTGCGCCATCAGCTCGGTCGAACACGATTCTCTGTTGAACGAAATCCAAGTCGTTTCGACCGATTTCAACGACAAGCCGGTGCTGGTCGAAGGCCGCGTAACCCGCTTCTTGGGCATCAACTTCATCATCAGCGAGCGCATGACGACCGCAACCGATGACGCAGCCGGCACCTCGCGCCAAATCCCAATGTGGGCCAAATCTGGCATGCACTTGGGCACATGGAACGACATGCAGACCGATATCACCCAGCGCCGTGACCTGAGTGGCATGCCTTGGCAGGCTTACTTGGCGATGAGCATGGGTGCGACTCGTCTGGAAGAAAAGAAAATCGTCCGCATTTGGGCACGTTAATCGGTAACCTAACTGGAGAATTATCATGGCTGTTGAATTAGTTAAATCAGCCGCAATCACCAATGCCGATGCAACGCCGGTTGTTTTGAACAACCCAAGCGTCGAACGTGGTGTTTTGCGGGAAATGGTCGGTAGCGCAGAGCTGACATCCAGCGCATCCATTGCTTCCATTTTGCGACTTGCTCGTGTGCCATCCAACGCACGTATCTCTCGCATCCTTTTGTCCTGCGATGCCATTACATCGGCCGCCGGTGACGTTGGCGTGTACTACCCGCAGACCATCGCTGGTGTAGCAGGCGCCGTCATCGATGTGGACTTCTTCGCATCGGCTCAGTCATTGGCTGCTGCGTTGGTCCACACCGATGTCACGCACGAAGCTGATCCGGCAGATGCCGGCGTAGGCTACGGCCACGCCGATGTCGCGAAACCTCTCTGGGAAGCCCTGCAAATGACGGCTGATCCAGGCGGTTACTTTGATATCGCGGTCACACTGACGGCTGCTGCTACCGCCGCTGGAACGGTCGCCCTCAAAGCGCAGTTTTCACAATAATAAAGACGGGGCTGGCAACGGCCCCATCTTTTAGGAGAGCATCATGGCAGACCGTTTTTACAGCGTTGAGTTTGGCGCAAAAGCAAAGACCAGTGTAACCGAGTCGGCATCGACCACTGCTGGCAGCGACGTTGAGTTGCGTATCACCTACGACGCAACCAACAACAGCAAAACCGCCGCTATCAATGCAATCGAAGCAATTTACAATGCAATAGTCGAAGATACCTGGCCACCAGTTTAAGGAGTAGTTGGATATGAGCAGCACGCACAGCGTCCAATTACTTACGAACGGTTCTGCCACCAGCGCGCAAGCAAACTGGCCCGGCGGGAAAGGCGTGTTCGCCGTGAAGGCAACCGGCTATGGCACCGTGGCTTTGCAATACCAGCTACCTGATGGCGCAACCTGGGTGACGCCGACGGACGGCTCACTGGCTGCCGATGGTGGGGTCATATTCGAGCTTGGCCCCTGCCCGATTCGCGCCGCCGTTGCTACCGCCACTGCGGTTTACGCTTCCGCCACTCGAATCCCTGAGTAAATCATGGCCGGCTCACCGATTCGGCCCATCTGTCGCCCGATTGTTGGGCCTATTGTGCGCAGCATTAATTCTTTAGTAGGCCAGTCCGCCTCCCTCCCCGCTGGCGCTGCCGGTGCATGGTTCGCAGACACCTATGATGCGACCAATCGTGCGGTAAAGAACTCGGCACTTTCAACGGCTATCTATCCGCATATTCTGCGTCCGGGTCGCCGCGTTACTACCAACGTCTATTTTAACCCTGCAAGCTGCACACTGACCGCTAATGCTGCCACTGGCCCTGATGGACTGACAGAAGCGTACACGCTGGTTAGTTCGGGCAATGGCTGGTTCCTTGCTCCTGCAACGGCCCCGACCACCGGGGCGGGCACTTATACCTTGTCGTATGAGGCCAAGCGCAATACAGGCTCAGACCAGTCGTTCCGCATGGGCTTCCAAGGCTCTGGCGGTTCGCTTGTGGCAAAAACCGCTACATCGGCATGGACGACAGTTACCGAAACGCAGACACTTTCTGGTAGCCCTGCCAACGTCAAGATAGCCGAGGACGTAAACGGCACGACTCCGGCAACGCTGCAAATCTGCAACATTCGTTTGACCCAAACTGCATCTGATTCCGGCATCGAGACATTGGCCGGTCACATGTACCTCGGGTACAACAAGTACGACCCATTGCCATCATATGCGTCTGGTGCGCTGGACTTCTCAGCCGGTGGATACGGCCTGATTCAGTTCCCGACGACAAGCTCCACGAACTTCACCTGCTCGGCATTGATTTCAAAGGTGGCCGCAGGATCGGGCGCTCGTCAATCGTTCCTGTCGAAAGTGCAGAACTACACTGATTTTTCAGCCTGTACGGAAGAAAGCAGCCAGATAAAAGCTTACCTAAATACTCAGGCAACCTCGATTGCAGGAACTACCGTTCCATTGCTGAGTGCTGGCTATCACGTCATTACCATGCGATACGACGGCACCAATCTTGAATATTGGGTCGACGACTTCCGTGTGCATCGTCAAGCATTGACGTTGACTGCAACAACGGTTGCCGATTTCTGGTCTGCCATTTACAACAATGGTGTCGGCTACAAGCTGGCAATGATGGCGTACTACACGTCAGCCATAACGACAGCGCAGGTTCGCCAAGTCGTTTCTTACTTCCAAACTCGCGCCGCTGCTTCCGGAATCACCGCAACATCCGTTCA